TGTCTCATCAGCAAATGCAGGTTGCATTGCTTCGATTAACTTATCAAAAATCTTTTTACCGTACTTGTATAGGAATACTCTTCCTTCGTTCTCAGGATGAGCAGGATCTGATACAACATAGATGTTAGAGTAGTAAGAGAGTTTTCTCTTCTGTGCTCTAGCGATTTCTTTGTCGCTATCTTTTCCGCTATTCCAAAGTTCACGGTTTAGTTCGCCAACAGGATCGTCTTTGCCAAGAGTGGTGAGAGAGTTCTCAATATACCACTGTCCGCCAGGACCTTTGAAGGCATGACTCCAGACCTTTGCCCAAGGCATTTCTTCTCCGTTAGGAGCAGGTAGGAATCGTATTACAGCATAACCATTACCTGATTTATCAAGTTCTGGTTTCCAGAGACGCTCATCGGCACCTCCACCACCTGCTGTAGGTTGGTTTAGTTTTTCGATCTCTCTTGTCAACTTTGATAGGGTATCCCCTGTCTTAGAAGCTTTCTTTAGTGATGCGAAAGACATAATCGTATTCTCCGTATTAGATGTATTAAGCTACTGTGTAATCGTAGCACACTATTTAGGCATTGTCAATCTCTTTCTTTGCTGCTTGTTCTAAAACCGTGATCATTTTATTCAAACATTCTAAGAGATCGCTGTAACCAAATGCTTTTGCCATAGCATTGATTCTTTCTTTCATATCTGCTGCCTCTTCATCCTCAGGAGCAGATAGAGATAATCTAGTATAAAAAGTTTTTTGTTTCTCAATCAGATACTTACAATCTTCAATGTGATCTAATCTTCTATCGAGAGTCATAGATGGTAGTCTTTGTGACATTACTGCAATTTCTTGGTAAGTCTCAAAGATATCTTTTAGATTGTCTTGTACTTGTTCTGATTGAAAAAACGTGCTCATAACTTTTCTTTTATAGTTTCTAGAATAACTTTTTTATATCTTTGACAATCAATGTCAAGAAATGGTTCATACTTTTTAATTACCTTCTTAGTTTCTTTCCAGATAGGATCTTTGATTACCTTATCTAGATTGTTAGTATAACCTATGCAATGTTCAAAAACAACTAGAGTTTCTAAATCTACTTCATCTGCATAGAATCTTTTTAATAAAGGAGGATGTTGTCCTTTTGTAAGGAAGATGCTATCAAAGTTATTGTTGGTCTCTTCTAGTAAAAGATTCACATCCTGTTTGAATTTATAAGTAAAAGACTCTTGATGAAT